TGCAAGCGGTGACGGATCGGTTATCGAAGTGCTTAGGTACAACCACGGCGATACCGCTGCCACCTGATCGGCTTTTCACACAACACAAAGGAGAATTGAAACATGGCATCACCTATCACCAGTTTGGCAACCCTTCGACCCGACCTCGCGTCTTACTTTGAGTATGACCTGGAGGCCGACCGTTCGGGCTACGTCGCGGCGCGAGTGCTTCCGGTTATGGAAGTGCGGAGCGCCGCTGGCAACTTCGGGAAGGTCAAGCTCGAAGACCTTCTGCAAAAACGGGACACCTTGCGGACGCCCGGCAGCAACTACAACCGCGGAAACTTCCAATTCGACGATGCGGTCTACGCGACGCGCGAACAGGGTGCCGAAGAGGTTGTGGACGACAACGAAGCCCAAATGTATGCGGATTACTTCGACCTGGAGCAAGTCTGCACGGCAAGGGCCTATTCTGCCGTACTTCGCAGTGCCGAGCAGCGGGTCGCAAGTGCGATCTTTAACACGACGACGTGGACCGGGTCCGGCCTGACGACCGCGATCACCAACGAGTGGGACACCAACCACACGACGACCGCGACGCCGATCAACGACGTTGAGGCCGCGGTAAATAAGGTGTACGACGCTTCGGGCTTGTGGCCCAATGCGTTGATCATCAACCGCAAGGTTTTTCGCAACCTTCGAAACCTCGATCAAATCATCGAGCGGATCGAAAGTGCCGGGGCTGGCAACGCGAGCAAGCCTAGCGACATCACCGCCGAGATGCTGGCGAGGGTGTTCGATCTAGACTTCGTGATCATCGCCGGATCGTCCAAGAATGGAGCGGACGAAGGGCTGACCGCGACGCCGGAGCAAATTTGGTCTAGCGAGTACGCCATGGTTTGCAAGGTCGCGACCGGCAACGACATGCGAGAGCCTTGCATTGGTCGCACTTTCCATTGGTCCGCAGATGGTTCATCCATCGGCGGCACGGTCGAGAGTTACCGCGAAGAAGGCGTCCGCGGCAACGTGATCCGAGTTCGGCACCAAGTCGCCGAAGTCGTGTTGCACGCCGAAGCGGGCCACCTTCTTAGCAACGTGACCACGCTCTAAGGTTTGAAATGGCAACGGTTTTCGATTCTCACTTTGCCTCTGTGGGGTTCCCCGCATTGCTTGAGCAGTTCGGGGAGTCGATTACCTACTTGCCACGCAGCGGGGGGGCGAGGCCGATCACCGCCATCATCGACCGCGACCCTCCCGCCGTTTTGGACGTCACCGGAAATAGCATTTTTCCGTTGGCGAATATTCGGGTTTACAACTCTTGCCGATCGGGCATTTCATCGAAAGAACTCGACAGCGGCAAGGACGAAATCGAGATGCTAATTAGGATCGGTGACACGATACCGAAGCGGGTTAGCATCATGCAGATGACCGCACAAGATAGCGGCGTAACGGCCTTTTCGGTGGTGTAATGAGCGAACCAATAGTCGAGCAGATCATGACGAACGTTAGGACGCGGCTCGCGGCCTACACGTCGGCGTATCGCTCGCCAAAAATCGCATCATGGCAACCGAAAGACTTAACAATCGCGATCTACCAAGGCGACATCACACGCAACGAAGAAATGAGCTGTCCCGGCAACCCGCCGGCACAGGCTTGGGACTTATTGGCAATCGTGGCTGGGATAGTAAAGCCAAGCGACGACGACACGACGCCAGTCGATCGATACAAGAATCGGTTTTGGGCAGAGATCGTCAAAGCAGCAACCAACGCAAATCAATGGCACACCTGGGGCGGGTTGGCCTATGACACCGTAATCGGCGACGTGAGGGACTACACCAGCGACGATGGGTCAGCATCGGGCATATCGGTCGAGATGCTTATCAGATTTCGAACGGACGAAGACAACCCATATGTCGGGAGGGCGTGAAGATGATCGCCTTGTCGATTACCGCAAAAAAGGAAAAGCAGCTTTCCAAATTATTGAAAGACAACGGCAAAAAGGTCCGTCAGCAAATTGCGATTGCGGTCAACGCGACGACAAAAAAAACAGTATCGACATGGGCAAAGTCGGTTGGCAATGAAATTGCGACCGCACAAAAAAACATCAAGGCAACCATCGAGATCAGTAAGAAAGCTTCGGCAAGCCAAGGCAAATCGCCAACGGCAGTGGTGAGACAAAAAAAGACCGGCAGAATATCGCTTCGCGACTTTAAAGGGCGGCAGGGTGCGACCGGCGTAAGTTACAGAATTAAAAAAAGCGGCGGACGCGGTTTCGTTCAAAGTGCTTTTCAGGGACCGAGGCCAGGGGCTGTAAATGTGAAATGGAAGGGGCGAGTTTTTAAGCGAGTCGGCAAAGCACGGACCCCGATCATTCAGCTTTTTGGACCGAGCCCGTGGGGAGTGACAACTAAAAACAAATTGAAAAAGCCGATAACTAAAGAAACAAAAGCCGAGTTGGTAAAGCAAATCGAGCGGCGTATCCGGTTCCTAAAACTCAAGCAAAGCGGAGCAATATAAATGCCAATGATCAAACGCCGTCGCGTTCTGGCTGCAAAAATCGAATCGACAATCGGAACCGCTGAGACGCTTGCCGCTGCGGATGCTGCGTTCAACATTTACGAACCGATGATCCAATGCACGGTCGAGATGGAGCAGCGACAGGGTCAAGGCGGCTTCGGCATGTTGCCATCGGTAGCCGGAGGCCGAATCGGAGTTGCGACTTTCCGCACTTACTTAGAGTGGGACGGTACGGCAACCGAGCCCTCTTGGGCCGATACATTTTTCCCGGCTTGCGGTTGGGTCAAGACCGGTCAGGTATACACGCCGCGAACCGAGGCTCCAGGGTCGAACGTTAAGACGTTGACGATCGGGCTCTACCAGCACGACGGGTCAAGCGGAACCGTTTTCAAATCGATCAGCGGTGCGATGGGATCTTTCGTCGTCAACTTGCTGACTGGACGGCCCAGTTTTATCGACTGGACATTTACCGGAGTTTGGCAGGAGCCAACGAACGAAACGCTAATCACACCGACTTACCCGACGGCTTTGCCGCTTCGATTTGCGGGCGGGCTGGCCGAATGGAACGACGTTAATTTGTGTATCGAGTCGGCGACGATCAACAGCGGTAACGAGGTAATCATGCGGGAATGCCCGACTACGGTCGCGGGCTACATTTCTGCATTCATTACCAACCGAGTGCCGACGATCAGCGTCAACCCGGAGGCGGCTACAATTGCCGCACAGAACCGCTGGTCGGCATGGCTTGCAAGTACCGAGCAGGCTTTGGAGCTAGACGTCGACGGACCAACCAATTCGGTTTTAAGCTTCGATGCGCCAAAGGCTCAAATCATCAACAACCAAGAGGCCGACCGAAACGGCATGGTGACAGATGACATCGAGTTTCAATGCAACAAAAACGGCGCAACTCACGACCAAGAACTATCAATCACCTTCACAGCGTCAACGTAATGCCAAGCAGACTAAAAGCAGGCGGGACATTCCCGTATATCCTCGAAGCGGATCGCGGCGACGGGCCAGATCCGCAGTTTTCTATTCAGGTGCTTAGTGCATTTGATGACGGTGAAATCGCGTCAATCCGAGCCGAGTACATTGCGGCGACCGGACAGCCAGCGAAGCGAGCGGAGCTATTGTCGCGAGCTTTGGCGATTTCCGTTAGCGGCTGCCACATAGCTGGCTGGTCGGTCGACTCGCTCACGAAAAACTTAACGTCGCTGGAATCCTGGGAGCTAATCAACGCAGCAACAGAGGGGGCGTCGTTGACGGCAGAGCAAAGAAAAAAGTACGTGTTGCCGTCGCCATCCGAAACGGATTGCTCTGCCGAAACTGCCGATCGGGAAACTGTTTCGAGCAAATAAGCGAAACGGAATACGTCGAAGTAGAGTGCCCGTGCTGTGGTGGCGTTGGGTGCAAAGAATGCGAAGGCGGCAACTTTAGGCTAACTACTTGCGGTCATAAGTACGTGGGCGGCGAAATCATTAAAGCAATCAACCTAGCGTCTCTGGCAGATCGACACTTGCCATCCGCTGGCGGATTGCTCGATCAGTCGGCGTGGTTCCTCGATTTGCTGACCATGTTTCAAGGCGAGCAAAACCGCATCGACGCGGAGCGCATAGAGAGGGCAAGCCGTGGCCGGTGACATCGACATCGTAGTTGGAGCACAGGACAAAGCCTCAGCGGTTATCAATTCGGTAGCCGGGCAAGTTGGCAGCGTCGGCACGACGATCACTAAGTTTATCAACCCGCTGACCGTTAGCCTTGCGGGTGCGGCGGCTGGCTTTCTAGCCGTTGGCAAATCGATCGGAGCGGTATCCGAGGCCGCTAACCGAATCGACGCACTGACAGATACAGCGGCCGGATTAGGGGCCACGGTTGGCGATCTACAGGCGTTCCAATTCGCGATGGGCGAAGCTGGCAACGTCAGTGCCGAAAAGTCGATCCAGTCGCTACAGAAATTGCAAAAAGCGGTCGGCGAAATTGCAACGGGCGGAAACGCGAAGGCGGGCGAAGTCTTTGAAAAACTAGGACTTGATGCGGCGAAGCTATCGACGGCGGGACCGGTCCAGCAGTTTGAGGCGGTGCGGATCGCGCTAAGTAAGATCGAAAACGTTTCAGAGCGAGCGGCAACTGCTCAAAAGATTTTCGGCAAGGCGGCCGCTGATTTAGCACCGGCCTTGCTTGCTCAGTCTGGCGAGTTCGAAGCGTCCATGCAGGCAGCCGCCGACCTCGGAGCGGTGGTCAGCGAGGAAGGCGCGGCGGGAATTGCGGCGATGAACGATGCTGTTGGTCGGGTTTCGCTGGGATTTGAGGGGATGGCCAATACGGTTGCGTCCGCAGTCGCCCCGCTTGTCGAGACGATCGCAACAACGATTGCCGGATGGCTTCCGCCAGTGCTTGAGATTGCCAACCAGTGGCTACCGACCATTGTCGATTCGGCGGCGGCTTTGGTTGGTTTCGGTGTCGATTTTTACAACACGATGCACAAGGTTGTAACGCTCGATTTTACTGGAGCGATGAAAACGGCGGCTAACGCGGTTGGCGACGAAGGAACCGCCGCACAACTTCTGTTGAAGGTCCAAGAAGCACGGAATCGGGCGGCCAAAGAAGCGGCCGCAAACGCTCAAAAAATCGCAGCGATAAAAGCGGCCGAGGTGGCTAGTGAACAGGAGTCGCTTAAGACCGATCAAGCGAAAACAAGCGAGGCGGAGAAGACCGTTGAGGCACTTGAGAAGAAACTAGCGATTGCGACAAAAGGAGCCGAAGCGGTCGAGCGAGAAGAACAGTTGGCAACGGCGGCAACCGATGCGGAGCGAGAGCGGATCGCCGCACTTCAAAAGCAACTCGACCTCCAGGAAGAAAGCAATCAGCTAGCGAAAGAGCGAGCACAAACCGAAGACGAAATCGCGAAGAAAGCCGCACAGGAAGCCGAGCAGTCGATAAAGGAAGCCGAAGACAAGGCGGCGAAGATTTCATCGTTTGAGGCTGGCACAAGTGCGACGGAATCGAGGCTGTTGACCAGGGGGCCGGAAAGCAAGGGCATCGACAAGATCGCTAAAGAGAGCGAGAAGTCAAACGGGCTGCTTGCCCAAATCTTGACACAGTTGCAACCGCAAACCGGATCGACATCCGGGCCGGTACTGGAGTTTATTGCATAATGGCAGCCGGTCCAGCGATTGAAATGTGGAGCAAGGAATCGGTAACGGCAGAAAGTGCCGACGGCCGGGCTCGTACCGTTGGAAAAACTCGAGGTTTTACCGTCACGATCGACGCTGCCGATCCGGTCGAAGTGGCCTATCGCGCCGCTGGACTTCCGCTTGTAAATTCGCTTTACCCCGGAACCATTTTTGTCTTTTGTCGGAAGCTAAACGCATCAAGAATTGCACCGACGCTGGCACTTGTAACCGCGGAGTATTCTGGCGAAATCGGACCGGGCGACGAAAGTAGTTCACCAATCGATAACGAAGTGATAATCACATGGACTGGGGCGATCACCGACGAAGCGATCGACCAAGACATCCACGGCAAGCCGATTGTCACCGCGAACAATGAGCCGATCGACGGGCTGACCGAACGTATCCCCGACATGGTCGCGACGATCGAACGAAATTTTGAAACGATTAACATTCCGGCTATTTCCGCTTACTTAAAGTCGCGAAGCTCTGACGAGTTTTTGGGGTGGCCCGCCGGGTCGGCACGACTCATGGAGTACTCGGCACGAAACGTTTTCACGAACGGGCAGGCGGGATTCTGGAAAGTGTCGGCAACGATTCAATTTCGCGAGCCGTACAACACGACACCGGATAAGGCGTGGTACAAGCGGGTTAGGCACGAAGGCTACCTAGTCCGCGATACTGCGGGCGGACCAATTCGTCCGGCGTGGGACGAGACAACCAAGTCGATAGCGTCGCGTCCGGTGCTGTTGAAAGAAGATGGCACGCAAGAGACGGATGCCGAAAACGCTCACTGGTTGGAATTTGAAACTACACTGGAACTACCGTACTCCGCTTTGGGGCTAACAAACTAATGGCCGATCTATCAATCACAGCGGCGAACGTCGCTATCGGATCTTTAACCGTTCCGACGCGGCCCGTTCAATACGGCGAGAGCGTAACGCAAGGGCAGCCGGTTTATCGAGCGACCGACGGCAAGTGGTACAAGTGCGATGCAAACAACACGGCCACTAAGGCCGTCTGCGATGGCATTGTCTTGACGCCAGGAGCGTCGGACGGATTCGGCATTGTCATGCTGCCGGGATCATCGCCGGGACAGTCTCCGGTCATTATCGGGGCTACGCTAAGCGTCGGTATGCAGTACGCTATATCAACGACAGCCGGAGGGATTCGGCCAATTACCGATGCCGCATCAACCGAGTTTGTAACAACGATCGGGACAGCGACAACAGCGAGCGTGCTTGATTTTGTCGTTACTGTTGCGACCGTAGCGAGGGCGTAATACGTGGCACAAAGGATTGGCGTAACGAGCCCGGAGATGATGCGAACAATCGTTGAGGTTGTTCGCTATCTTCGTTCGTCGGGGTTCATTATTTCGACGCCGTTAAAAAGCGTGCGGAACATTGAGCAAGCGACGCCCATCTACGTCCGCAACGACTCAGGCGTCGCGGTGCCGCCGTTTGCATGCTTGCAGGCTACGGGAACTGTTGAGGCGGGCGGCCAGAATTACATCACGATTGACCAACCAGCAGACACAACAGGCGATGCGGGGCCGTTCATCTTTAACGGGTTTGCGGAAATCGCGGCAACCGGCGATCAAAGATACGGCATCGCACACGACGGGCCATTGTGCCGGATGCTTACCAACGGGACCGCGATGACTAGCGGCGACAAAGCAAGGCCGGTTGTCAATCAGTGGTACATCGAGCTAGGCGGCGAACTATTTACGATTGTCGGCGACGATGACATATCGGCCGACGTTGTGCGAGGTGTGATCGGCGGCGGCGGCGGCGGCGGTGCAACGCTCTACCGCTTTCAACTTAATTCCAACTACAACACCGGCACGACAGTCGGCGCGACGATCAAAACGATGGGCGGCACGACCGTAACTTCGTCGGGAGTTCTAAGCGATCCGGAAGCGATCTTCTTTGGTCTGCCGAGCGGATCGAAGGGCTATTGCATTTTGCAGGACGGCACCTATTACGCCATCCAAGCACTCTGCCCTGCCGAAGAGGGCTACGTCTAATGGGGACGAGATGGTTTGGCCAGCGGCCGCTACTCGAAGCCCAAACCTCCGGCCCGTTGTCGCCTTGGCCTAGCGGTGCGATGCGGCACGGTGCTTGTGGTTGTTGCAAGTGCGGCGGGCTCTACACGGACAGCGATCTTTTCACCCGTTACGGAGCTTACCGCGACGGCTTGCGGATTAAGCTTGTTATCGCCGGTTTGCAGGACGCATTTAACTACGAAATCGAAGGATATAAGACCGACGTAGCGGGGATGTCGGGCTGGAACGGCACATACTATCTGGACGTCGTCCGATCGCAGTTTGGTTGCATTTGGTCTGCTAGTGACTTCGCTGTAGCGTGCGAAATTTCTTACCATTGTTACGATTCAATCGATGACCTTTATGATGAGAGCTTTACGGCCGATTGCGGCATCTTGAGCGAATCGGCCCGAGATAGCGGTGCACCGGGAACTGATCGCGACGTTTTTT